ACATGCGAAGTGTGTGGTGCGGAAACGCAGGCGGGATCGCGCGGGCGTAAACCGCGGTTTTGTTCTGGCCGTTGCCGGGTTGCTGCTCATCGTCAAGCGAATCGTGAGCAGGTTCTTCCCGCGGAGTTGCGTGATCGCAATCGTTGGATTCGACACGAGGCGAAGCGTCCAATGTCCGTGTCCGGTGTTTGGATTAGCGTGACCGATGATGAGAAGTGGTCTGACTTTGACTCTGCGATTAATGCGGTTTTGGGTGATGGCGTGGGTTTTGTTTTGAATGGCGATGGCGTGGTTTGTATTGACCTGGATGATGTGGTTGAGGACGGTGTTGTTTCCGATCAGGCGCAGGCGTTGGTTGAATCACTACCGGAGACCTATGTTGAGTTTTCGCCGTCGGGTCGGGGATTGCATGTTTGGGGTTACGGCTCTGTTGAGCGTGGCCGTCGTTTCGAACACAACGGCATGAAGGTAGAGGTTTATGGCGATGGGCGTTATTTGACCGTGACTGGGCAGAAGTATGGTGTGGCGCATAAGCGCAGCCGATTGGCAGAATTGGATTTATCGGGTTTGATTCCCGCGTAAGTTACGATAAAGGCTATGCCTAATCCACCTGTTCCTGTTGAGAAGAAACGTCAGTTGGGGAATCCGGGGAAACGTGCGTTGCCGGGTGAGGATGCGGTGGTTTTGCAGTCTGGGAGGGTTGATCCGCCGGAGGATTTGGGGACGGCGGGTTTGCGTTTGTGGTCTCGCGTGTTTGATGGTGGTGAGATTTGGTTGAGTCCGCGGCTCGATGTGGAGTTGTTGGAGCGGACTTGTCGGGCACTTGACCGTTTGGTGGTTTTGGACAAGTTGTTTGAGGATGACCCGGCTGAACGGAAAACGGTGATGTCGATTAATGAGACTGAGAAACTGTTGGCTGCGAATCTGGGCTTGTTGGGGTTTACTCCGGCGGATCGGGCGAAGTTGGGTTTGGCTGAGATTAAACGGCAGTCGAAGTTGGAGGAGATGATGGCTCGAGCGGAGGGTCTGTGAGTTGGCCTCCGCGTTGGCTGACTCATGATGTGCCCGAGGTTTCTAATCGGGCACGGTTAGCCATTGACTTTGTGGACGTGTTCGGCGTTATTACGAAAGATTCGGTGTCTGGGCGTGCCGGGTCGAAACTGATTCTGCGAGATTGGCAGAAGGATCTGATTCGTAATATCTATGCGACGAATGAAAGTGGCGGTTATTTGCGCCGTGTCGCGTTGGCGGGGCTTCCGAGGAAGAACGGGAAGTCTGCGCTCGCTTCTCACTTAGCGGTCTTTGATTTGGTGTTTGGTCCGCGTGGTGGTGAGACTTATTCTGTGGCGGCGACTCGGGATCAGGCGCGGATTGTGTTTGGTGAGGCTAAGCGGATTATCGAGTTCAACGAGGACTTGTCGAAGATTGCGAAACTGTATCGGGATGCGGTGGAGATTCCTGAGACGGGTTCTGTTTATCGGGTGTTGTCTGCGGAGGCTGGTGCGGCTGAGGGTTTGAACTCGTCGTCTGTGTGGTTTGACGAATTGCACGCGCAGCCGAATCGGAAGATGTGGGATGTTATGTCGTTGTCGATGGCGGCTCGTGGTGACCGTTCGCATATGGTTGCGATTACGACTGCCGGGGTGCGGACTGATAGCACTGGCCGGGATTCTGTTTGTTATGACCTTTATCAGATGGGGCAACGGGTGGCCAGAGAAGAGGTGTTGGATGAGTCGTTGTGGATGGCGTGGTGGGAGGCACCGGAGGAAATGGATCACCGTGACCCGGAAACATGGCGGTTGGCAAATCCTGGTTTCGGTGACCTTAACGATGTGTCTGATTTTGAGGCTGCTGTTCGGCGTACTCCTGAGCCGGAGTTTCGTACAAAACGAACGAACTTTTGGGCATCGTCTAACACTGCCTGGTTGCCTGCCGGGGCGTGGGAGAAATGCGAGGGAGAGTCTGTCATAACAGAGGAGGATGACATCGTTCTTGGTTTTGACGGTTCGTTCTCGGGGGATGCTTCAGTTATTGTCGCCGCGACTGTCCCAAAGTCGGGGGACGATCCGGTGCGGGTGAATCTTGTGAAGGCGTGGGAGAAAGACCCAACCATTCACGATGATCAGTGGCGCGTGAATGTGGCAGAAGTTGAGCAGGCGATTTTGGATTTCTGTCAGAAACACCCGAAGGTTCGTGAGGTGGCGTGTGACCCGTTCCGTTGGCAACGGTCAATGGAGGTGTTAGAGGAGAAGGGTGTCCCCATTGTGGAGTATCCGTCTACCAGTGCCCGTCGTATGGTGCCTGCCTGTCAAAAAACGTTTGATGCGATAGTTGAGGACAGACTTCTTCACGATGGGGACGGTTTGTTGGCTCGGCATATTAGTAATGCGCAGACGAAGGTGGACAATATCGGTTTGCGTATTGTGAAAGACCAACGGAACTCGCCTCGGAAGATTGACGGGGCGGTGGCAATGGTTATCGCAGTCGATAGGGCACTTACCGGTAGAATGGAGCCGGTAGTGCCACAATTTTTCGTATAGGGGTTTAATGTCCACGATTATCCAAGTGGCGGGACTGTCCACAATCGTTGCAGGTGTCGCGTTGTTGAGTATTCCGGCTGCCGTGATTACGGCGGGCGTGTTGATGGTGATTGTTGGGGTGGCGTTGAATGCTTGAACGGTTTTTCACGAAGCGGGCTATCTCGTTCCAAAACATTTTCGAGTCGGGTGACGCGCTCGCACTAGGCAACCTATCCGCCACGCATATCAACCAACAAACCGTGTTCCAAGTGAACGCGGTCTATTCGGCGGTGTCACTGATTTCTAACACGGTGTCTACTTTGCCGGTGGACGTGTTTACGCGCCGTGATGGTGCCCGTTTCCCGTTCCGTCCAAAACCGGAGTGGGTTGATCGACCCGATATGGATATTCCACGGCAGGCCTTCTATTCCCAGTTGGTCACGTCCTTACTGTTGGACGGCAATGCGTTTATCCGTGTGTTTGCAAACCGGCAGGGTCGGGTTGTGAATCTAATGGTTTTGAATCCGACTCAGGTTGAGGTTTCCCGTGCTGAGACGGGACGGCTCGTGTTCACGGTGGATGGTGAGGATCGTCCACTAACCCACGAAGAAATTATCTTTATTCCCGACGTGATGCGTCCCGGCAAACTGCGCGGCGAGAACCGTGTCAAGGCGTTGCGGGAGAACTTTGGTTTGTCGTTGGCGTTGGAGTCGTTCGCTGCCACATTCTTTGGGCAGGGTACGAATATGAACGGCGTTATTGAGGTTGATTCTGATTTGACGGCGGAACAGGCAACGCAACTGTCGGAGTCGTTTTCTTCTGCTCACCAGGGTTGGCGACGTGGCCACAAGACCGGTGTTCTGACTGGCGGGGCAACATTTAAATCCACGCAGATGGAGCCGGACAAGTCTCAGGCGATTGAGGCTCGCAGGTTTGCCGTGGAAGATATCGCGCGTGCGTTCAACATTCCACCTCACATGCTGGGCGTTCCTGGAACGACGACTTATGCGAGTGTTGAGGCTAACGGCTTGCAGTTTATTCAACACACACTGCGTCCAATTTTGGAGAAAATTGAGGGCGCACTAACGCCGTTGATGACTCGCACGCCTGGTGGCGAAAATGCGTTTATGAAGTTCAACATTGACGGGTTGGCACGCGCTGATCTTCAAACTCGCATGCAGTCCTATTCGACTGGATTGCAGGCTGGATTCTTAACGGTGAATGATGTGCGCCGTCGAGAAGATTTGCGTCCGATTGACGATGAGGCGGCTAACACGGTTCGGGTGCCGTTGGCGAATGTGGCGATTGACGAATCTCATGTTGTGTCGGAGTCGCAGAAGGTGACGATGGCTGCACAACTCGTTTCGAGTGGTTACAGGCCGGATGAGGTTTTGGCGGCGTTGGAGTTGCCACCTATCGCTCACTCTGGTTTGCCGTCGGTTCAGTTGCAGGCTCCGGCGAATGTGCCCGAGGCGATTGTTGAGGAGGAATCCGAATAATGCCTATTTCAAGTTATGAGGTGACCTTATCTAATGTCACTCCGGCGTTGATTGTTGCAGCGGATAATATGACGCAAGATATTGTCTTGCACAACATGACCAAATCTTCAAACGAATATATTTACCTTGCCGGATCGTCCGACGAGGCAGATATCACTAATAACATTCACATTGATCCTGGCCAGACAATTTATTTAACGATGCGGCCAAGCGACGAGTTGTGGGGCTTGTCCGACCCAAATGGGCTGAATGTTGGTGTGCTCAGGATTCAGAAGGCCGACTAATGCCTTATTTGATTTCTGATACCGCCGAGGGTTGTGACGGTTGGGCCACCATTAAAGAAGATGGTGAGGTGATGGGTTGCCATATGACCAAAGAGGATGCTATCGCGCAGGGTGTTGCTATCGCAGAAGCGGAGGGGTCTGAGTTCCTCGGAGAACGCCACCTGGTAGCAGAGGACACTTATACGACTGAGCAGGAAGCGTTGGATCGCGCCGAACAACTCGGATGTGAGGGCACTCATACTATGACTTTGGATGGGGACACGGTTTATATGCCGTGTTCTACGCACGGGCGTTACAACGAGGTCACTGGTGGGGATGGGTATCGGTCTGAGCACGATCAGGGCGCGTCTACTCCTGCCCCGGAGGAGGACCAAATTGAGGGTTCGGATGTGAATGAACCGGGTTCGGCTTCTGGTGCTGGTGGGGACATTGAACTTTCGGAGGCGACTGAGACGGCGTTACGGAATAAGGTCACTGACCACAACGAGGCGATGGAGGAGCAGGATAAGCCTGCCTACACTCGCACGACGTATGGGCAACTGTCGGCGGTGTATCGCCGTGGGGCGGGGGCTTATTCAACTTCGCACCGTCCGGGGATTTCTCGCGGCGCGTGGGCGATGGCACGGGTGAACGCTTACTTGTATCTGCTGCGGAATGGTCGCCCCGAGAATGCGAACTATG